AATTGTGAAAGAATTAAACTTGCTCGTAGTCTTTATTCTATGGGTATGAAGGTAGCTTCTATATCTACCCTCTGTGCAGATCATAGAGTTTTTGATGCTATGTGGAATGCAGGAACTTATTGTCCTTATAAAGGTGCAATAGGAGAAGATGCTAAAACTGGTTGGGAAAATAATTCTCATCTAGTGCCTAAAAACAGCATTATATTTAACGAAGAAGTAATTAAACCGAAGGAACAAACAAAAAGTGATGAAGAATTTGCGAAGTTTATATTTATGGCTATGGCTATGTATATCGGTTTCCCTATCTTATTCTAGTCATGCTGTTGATTGTTCAACAGATACAATCGGTTTATGTTCGCCAACAGTAGAAGAAATAATAGACGAAGTAATAACGGAAACTATTGAACATGAAGCTGATGGTATCACAATAACGACTACCACAGATACGACTACAACAACAACTACAGTTACTAACCAAGACTCTCTTGATATTTTAGATGGAGATAATGATTATGTTGTATCTTCTAAAGAAGGAGATATGGATATTGATTGGGGTGGTCAAGGCCCTGCTAGTATGCCAAGTGGCAGTTCATGTGGTCAATTAGGTACTGATAAATGTGCCATGATTACTGGCTCTGGTAATTCTACCTCTGCTATGGGTGTAGAAGGAATGGGTACTACTTTTATAAATACAGTAGATATTTCTGATCTTAATATTACGCATGGTGGCAGAACTAACTACACAATCAAAGTAGATAAGCAAGATAGCCAAGACTCTATCTATATGCACATCACAGGTAGAAATGGAAAAACTAATGTTTTTTCTGGTACTGATATTTTATCAGCAAGTGGTGTAGCAAGTGGGTATCAAACTTACGAAAGTGGATTTGATTTCTCTGGTAGCCTTACAACAGTTATTATTGAAGTAGGTGGTAGAGATATTAACCTGGCTGTTGGGCCAATGTTTGACGATGTGTCTGTCAATGTACTTTACAATGTGATTAACACAATAATAACACAGTCTATAACTTCAGTAGAAATGTTTATTGCGTTAAACATAGATACACCTGAAAATATTATAGATGTTGTTGAAGATGTCTTTGAGTCTAATGACTCTGTTGATACAAACGAAGGATTTATTTTAGAGCCAATAGAAATAGAAGAACCTACTTATGAAACTGTAGAGATAGAAATAGAAGAAATAGAAATTGCAGAAATAGAAATAGAAGTTGAAATAGAAGCTGAGATTGAAGCAGAAATAGAAACTATAGAAGAGCCTGTTGAAGAAACTATTGAAGAAGCTGTTGAAGAAGTAGAAGAGATAGAAGAACAGCCTGTAGAAGAAACAACAGAAGAAACAAAAGAAGTAGCAGAAGTTAAAGAAGAACAAAAAGAAGAGCCTAAACCAGAGCCTAAAGAAACAAAAAAAGAAAGCTCTAAAGAAAAAGCTGTCAAAAAAATTATGAAAAAGATTGATGACAAGCAACGATATGACTCTGCTAATCAAATGAAAACATTAATTGTAATGCAAGTATTAGGTAATACTAAAAGTTTCTTTGACTCACAAAAACAAATTAACGACAGAATAGGATTTTTTACTAATGCTACACTACCAGATAGTGTCATTAGCGATAACAACATAGCAAGTTATTTTTTATTTGCAGGAAGTGATGGATTAATGAACGACATGATAGATAGCCAATGGCAGACGGATTTGGATTAGTAATGGCAGAATTAGAATTTGCAGGTGCTAAGTTTCGTGGTGGAAAAATATTTGTTATTCTCACAGCCTTAACTACTCTTGGAGGTGGTCTATGGGGTGGCTTTGAATTTTACAAAGACTACCTAGATATGAAAGATCAAATACAAAACTACACAGCACCAGATTTAAGTGGTTTTGATAAAAGAGTAGATTTAGTGCAGCAAGAAGTAGAAATGATGCAATCTGAAATGAGTATGATTTTGCAAGAAATTAGCCTTGTTAGTGATGTAGCTAATGAATTAAAAAATGACCTTAGACAAGATGTTAGAAGAATAGAAACAATCGTAGAAGATGTTGAGCAACAAGTTAAAGAAGATAGCAGAGAAAACGCAAGAGATTTAAAAGAAGCTATTAATAATATAAAAGATGACATGAAAACATTAGAAGAAAAAACAGATAAACAAATTAAAAAGGCTTTAGATAATCCGTTATCTAAAATGTAATTATGTTTAAAATATTTGCCATGATTTGTATGCTTAATGTAGGAGAGTTAAATCAAACACTTTGTTTTAAAAGTGAAGTACCATTAATATTTAATAATCCTAATGAATGTAGTTTAGCTAAAGATAATTTAAGAGATTATCTTCATGCAGATATGGTGGAAAGAAATCTAACAGTTATCTTAAAATGTAACACACCTATGGAGAATACAAATGTCTGATTGGGAAAAAGAAATTGCAGAACTAAAAACTGATGTAAAATATATACGAGAAGATGTAAATATTATGCAAAAACAAATAATGGGCCTAAATCAAACTTCTAACATGGGTATTGGTGGATTAAAGGTTGCATTGTTTATTGGTGGTATTTTAGGAGCAATTTATACTTTTTTCCGATTAATAGATTAAAAAACAAGCTCATATCTCATTACTGAAGAAGAAAACTGACCTTCCTTGACCATTAGTACCCCCCTAAAAAGGACGTTATATGAAGACTTTAATAATTTCGGACCTTCATTTTCCTTATGCGCACAAAGACAGTTTACCTTTTTTAAAAGCTGTTAAGTCTTGGTTAAAGCCAGACAGAGTTGTAAACATAGGAGACGAAGTTGATTATCATGCGATTTCATTCCATGACAAAGACCCTGATCTTGATAATGCTACTCAAGAGCTGCTGAAGGCTAGAGAAGATATAAAAAAATTAGAAAAGTTATTTCCTAAAATGGATTTACTTCATTCTAATCATGGTTCCCTGGTGTTTCGTAAAAGAAAATATTATGGTTTACCTGATTACATTATAAAAGATTATCCTGATATTCTTGACGTTAATAAAAAGAATTGGAAATGGCACGATAAACTTATCTTACATGATAAATATGGAAGTTATTACTTTGTTCATAATATGAATAAAGACCCATTAAAATCTTCAATGGCTATTGGTATGAATTTTATTCAAGGTCATTACCATACAGATTTTCAAATTAAATATTGGTCTTCCCCAGAAGCTCTTAAATGGGGATTGTCCGTAGGGTGTTTAATTGATAAAGACTCCCTAGCATTTGCTTATTCAAGAGTAAATATCCGAAGACCCATACTTGGCTGCGCTTATATAGAAGACGGAATTCCAAATTTAATTCCTATGGTTTTAGAAAAGGGCAATAGATGGATAGGGAAAATATAAAAGATAATATTAATCCTTCTTATTACAAACGATCAATACAAGTTACTGATTTCATTATCGAATACGATATGAATTTTTTAGAAGGTAACATTATTAAATACGTAACTCGTTACAAAGAGAAGAATGGATTAGAAGATTTAATAAAAGCGAAGTGGTACTTAGATAAATTGATAGAGGAACAACATGATTGAAGAAATTAAAAATAGAATTAAAGAACACGAAGGTTACAGAAATAAAGTGTACCTAGATCATCTTGGTAATCGAACAATATTTTATGGCCATCTATGTGATGTAGGAGACCCTTACGAAGAAGGTATAGAATATAGTAAAGAAGAAGCAGAAAAAGTTTTTAATCAAGATTTTAATGACGCATTTGATTTAGCCAAAACATTTTTGTATGACCCAGACAAACATCATGCAGATATTTTTGGTGTATGTATTGAAATGGCTTTTCAACTTGGCAGTAGGTTATTTAAGTTTAAAAATTTT